AGGATGCCTTAAACCAGCCCTGATGTGCCACCATAAGCACAATGCCTACTGTTCTTGAACGCCCAGTTTGTGGGTGAGAAGTGGCCCCTCACACACAGGTTCAATGGCATATAGGTATAGAAACCTGTGTCTTTGAATGGCTCGCTTGCTTTAGGAGTAAGTTGGGGCCTGCCATCCACAATTATTTATTACTTGGCTCTACTGCCCCAACACAATCAGATTGTTCAACACATACGCTCCCTGCGTCGCTATCCAACTGTTCTGCCACTTGCTCCGCCACTTCGCTGGTATGATCTCTTCAGTGATGTGCTGTTGTAGTAGGTTCCTTGCTATGAAGAATCCAATCACTGTGTGTGGTTCTGGTGCTGTGCCCAGGATCCAACTGCTCTCTTTGATGCCCTTGCTCACACCAATGATGGTTGTGACAGCATCAGCCATTGTGAGGCTGTGGAATATTTTCTGCTTACGCTGTTCACCTTCAGTGAGTTCTTGGCTGTGTGCGGTGCTGATCAACAGCATCAGCACCATTGTGATACGCTTGATCACGCCACCTGCTTCTTTTTGATGTGGTCATAACTCCAACTCCATCTCGCCATATGGTGGTCATACAGTCCAGCACTCAGGCGATAGATCTCTGACTCAATCCGCTTGACCTCCTGCCAATGCCTTTCATACTCCGCCCTCTCTTTTAGATCTGCCTCGCTGTGGCTTTTCTTGTTTTGCTTGGCCTGTGCCATTGCGGCGTTGGCCTGTGCCACATACTGCTTGTTGTAGGTGTCAAGCACCTGTGTGATCACTGTGCTGTCGCCCTTGCTTTTCTTTTTCAACTTGGCCTTGCTCAACTGACCTGTGTCTGTGAGGTATTTCAGTATGCCCAGTTTTTCAGCCACATCCTGCCAACTGTCTGTGTGTGCCCTTGAGTTGGCACCATTGGTCTTGGCGATCCTGTCCACCGCTGGCCTGTGTTGCTCCATCTTGGCCTGTGCCTGTTTTCTCTGCTGTGCCAACTGCTCCACTTGGTCCTTGTTGCTGTCCGCCCATTCAACCAACTGCTGTTCCCAACGCTCATAGGCCCCATTGATGTAGCCATCCTTGCCAAATCCCAGCGAGTGTGAGGCGTCATTGTCGCCAAAGAACTCAATCTTGCTGTGTGCGATCAACTCATCCGCCTTGGCCCATAATTCTGGGCTGTAGTGTTTTCTGTAATGCTCCTGGCTCCACTTGATGTGCCTGTCATACTGCCTCCTCAGTGAGTCGCTGAGTTGTGAGAGGTCCTTGACCTCAAGTGGCCCGCCACCATTGTGTGACTTGATGGTTATGCCACCCTTGTACTCTATGTCTGTGCTCATATGTTTTTCTCCTTTGTTATACTTCAGTATAGCACACATCTAAACAGCGTCAACCACCTAAAAATGCCATAAAATGGGGGTTTTTTGGGCCTTGATCCACATTTTGTGGGGTCTATAATGCTGTTGTATAAATAACAGTACATTTTAGGCATATAGGCATCATCAGGCACACATAACAGCAACACAAATTTACAAGAGTTCACAACACCCTCTGATTGTTGAGCCCTGCTGTAGGCGGCACTGTTAGGTAAGGACAGTATAAACAAATGGACAGTTATGCTGGCACATTTTGGTGACTTTTGTGTGTCAGGTCACAAGGGCTTGGACTCCAAGTCTCACACAGCACACCTGTGGTCCTTGTGGGCGGAAGTTGGCGATTGCGAGAGCAAGTCTGTTGGATATGAGAACCCTCAACAGTTAAAGGCGTGGATGTAGTGTGCTTCACTGAGTGATCTTTTGGTATTTTGCTAAAAGTTTCACTTGCCCAAAGGGAAGGAGGAGAAATAAAAAGGACGCCAGTCCTTTTTGGACTGATGTAATCAGTCCCTTGTAAATATCACAAATGGCAAAGTTGATCTCAAGCGACAGTTGTATGATATGGTGGTCAGGACCCAGTGTGCGGGAATCAATCCGCAAGTTGCCCAAGTTCCACACAGAGATTGGCTGTAATCACATTGAAACCTATAGACCTGTTGACACAGTGGTGGCCTATGACAGGCCCATTGTCACACAACTCAACAAACAGGGACTCACACCAGGTGTTGGCTACTACACACAAAGTGTCTGGAGCACCACAGGATGGCGACACATCCCCCACATAGACAAGCACTACAACCAGATACACTGCTCAGGCACCCTGGCTGTGGAGGTGGCCATCAGGCTGGGACACACCAATCTGCTGATAGCGGGTGCTGACTGGGACAACACCAATGATTCACTACAGCAGGCACACTATGAATTCAGGGGACACAAACCCAACAAGATGCCAGAGCGTAAGCGGGCGTGGTTGGTCAGGGTCAGCACCAGGTGTTCAATAACCTGGGTACACCCCAAGCCCAAGGCCTGGATGGCTGAGCACATCACGCCTGATCAGTTGCTCAATCAGTTATAGGCACTGTCTCTGGTTGCGGTGGCACACGCCACAGTTGATGTTGCGGGTCTTTGATCTGTGGACAAAGGTGATTGACAGGCACTGGTCACAGAACTGATCGCCCTTGAGGGCACACCTGGTCCGCTTGGTGTTGGGCCTCTCCCAACCTGGCATCATATTCTTCCTGTTGGCTGGTCGCCACTGATAGCCCAGTTCAAGGAGGCGTCGCTCAAAGTCCTCTGATCTCACAAAATTATGTATTGGTAAATGTGGTTAGCCCCACATCAATTTGAAACTGATGCCCAACAGGAAGAAGATTATGGTGTAGAGTAGCCATTCATTCCGCTTGATCCTGCTGTCCATATGTGAGAGGTGGTTGTCCATCAGCAGGTTGATCTTGTCCTCCAGTCGCTGAATCCTCTCCTTCAGGGTCATTATGCCACTATGCTCCCATCAACCACTGATCTCCACTGGCCCGCTGAGTAATAACACAACACGCCCTGTGCGGCTGAGTCACCACCATCTGAACAGAAAGCCATCATACCATCAGCGGGTGAGCCTATGGCCCCCAACTGTGCCACTGTCTGTGGTGTGAGTCTGATGATGTTTTCAACTGTGACCACTGATGTGTCTGGGTCCAGCGTGAGGTTGTTGCCTGAACTGGAATTTATCTCATCTGGTATCTGTGCGGCTGATATCTTGCTTGAGGCATCCAATCCCGCCACCCCTGATGCTTGGTTCCTGCCATCTATCACATTGGCCAATTCATCCAGTGCTGTCTTGAGGTTGGCCCTCGCCGCCGCTGGTGAATCTGTTGAACTGTCTAAGTTGGTTACATCAATGTTTGAACTGTTTGCTGGCCACGCCATAAGTTTTCTCCTTGTTGTTTGTATTTAATCATTTCAGGTCCCGCTTGATCCATTCTATCCAGAGCCACATTATGGCTATGAACACAATCAAACCAATCACCAACCAAATCATACACCTGCTCCATTATCCTTCTATTATGTTGCCATTTGAGTCTGAACTCAAGGCCCTGAGGCCCACAACCTGTAGTGCCACATCAGCGTCCACAACCTGGCCTGAACTCCTGTAGATGGCGTATCTGGCCTGTGTGTTGTCTGTGAGGGCACCCACTGTGATAACTGGGACATTGGTCTGCCCTGGCGTGACATTGGAGGTCTGTCCTGTTAGCAGGAACTGGGTGTTTGAATCCAATATTGGTTCCGCCCCTGATATGTTATCAAAGTTTGGCCCCCCTGGGCTACCAGGTGCCCTGAATATGTCTGAGATCCTGAAATCATCTATGTAGAAGTTGCCCACTGTGGCGTTGCCCCCAAGGTCACCAAGCCTCATTGTGGCTGTGCTGATGTCCTGTGTGTAGGAACCCGCTGAAACTGTGCCAATGTTGTGGAACTTGAACTTGAGTGTGCCATTGTCCCTGGCCACTTTGAACTGATACCAATCGCTTGAAGGGCCGCCACCTTGAACAAATGTTCCTGTTGAAGTCCAAGTTGAACCATTTAGGCTGTATTCTATCTCAAGGTTACCATTGGCTGTGCCAGTCCTCAGGTAGATGTCTGTGCCCGCTGTGTCAAGGTGGAAGAAATAGGGCGAATGGGCGTAGTTGGGCGGAGAACTGATGCCATCCAACCAGGTCTGCTTCACTGGTTTGTACCAGAAATCTATCTGGAAGTCACCTGTTGTGATGCCTGTGCTGGACATACTGAATGTTAAGTTATCATCTGTGTCTGTGAGTGCTGATCCTGTGTTGTCATTGAACCTGAGTGCGGCTGGTTCATACTTGTACACATCCTCCACAGCATCAACACCACCTGAATTTGTGATTGTTATAGCGTTGTCTGACCTGTCGCCAATGCCTGTGACCAAAAGCGGTGTGCTGTCATCTGTGTCCACCAGTCTGGCGTGTCCATTCACTGCCAGTATCTTTGAATAGGTGTTCGCCAGTGTGGGATACCTCATCTCTGTGGTACCATTGTGTAGTGTGCTGGATTCCTGGAAGAATTCAGATTGTGTCCTTGAACTCAGCGTGGTGTTGACCTTGTTCAGTTGTGCCTGTCCCACTGATGATGAGAACACCTCCACCTTGAACTGGAAGTACCTGCCATAGATCGCGGACAGCGACAGGTTTTTCTGGGCATCTATGCCAGGATCACCTGTGATGAAGTCACTGGGTTGTGTCTCTGAAGAGAACACCTTGATGTTGACATCCCCCACAGCGTCCACTGTACATAGAGGGTTCACCCAGGCCTTTGAGCCAAAATCTATAATGTTGGTGAAGTACTCAATGTCAGGTGTGGCATCACCAATGCCACTGAGGCTTCCAAAGTTCACTGATCCCTGTTGCCAATCTGTGTAATCCGCCCAGGTCTCTGTTGAGAGTTCATCCCAGGTGTATTCAACTATCTTTAATGATTGATCTGTGCTGTCAAAATAACTGGCCATCCTATCCTCCTAAGTTGTGTGAGGTTGATCTCACATTTGGGTCATTCCTGAAATCTTTTGACTGGAGCACATTGTTCAGTGCGGCCTCAAAATTGGTACCAGTTATGTATTGGTCTTTGAGGTTTGTGTAGGCCACCTGTCCATAACCACTCACAGGCTGACTGCCATCCAGGTATTCCCTGTTGTCTGAACTGTTCCTGAAACGCGGTATCAGATACAGGTCATCATTCATACCATCCAATACAAAATGCTGTGGTGCTGATATGTTGTTGTAATTTATTGGTTTGTCCACTATCCTTGTGACCAGTTTTGTGGACACAGAGTAGTAATAAAATCTCACAGTGTCAATGGTTTGATCCTGCGGTGGATGGAATTTGAAATCCATCTCACTGAACAACACACCATTCCGCTCACCTTCTGCGAAATCTGTGTTGATGGGCCATCTGTAGCCAGAGGTGTTGACCAACAGTGCGGTAGTGGTATCACCGCCTGTGGATGATGGTTGGAATCTGGTCACAGAGGTTGATGCTGATAGGTCAGGGGCATCTGGCAAGATGTCATTGACGCCTTCAACAGGCTGTGTGATGAAACCTGGTAAGCCCCCTGAATCAAGGTTTGGATCTGACACAGGGTCCTCAGAGTCATTTGGTGGTGCCACTGAGATTGGCACGCTTGGTGTGGGTTTTGGCACAGGCACCAGTGAGTAGTTGTCTGGCTTGTATAACTGTGATGGTATCACAATCTGTGGTCCTGACACAAATGGATACACAGACGCTGTGTGTTCCCTGGCCTGTATCTGTACTGTGCCATCCTCATTGATTGTGATGTTTACCACCCTGAATGTTGCTGATGTGAGATTTAAAACCTCACTTGAGACCCTGATGATGTCTCCTGGTTCAACATCAAGCAATTCTGGTGTGGCTGTGAAATTGATGTATCTCTGGTTCCTTGACTTCTTGTAAATCATCCTCGCCAGATCCTGTGCTATGTTTGGATTGGACACTGTGCTGAAATCAAAATCACCAATCAGGTCCTCTCCATCCGCTGTGACATCCGCTGATTCTGTGTAGATGGCCTCCTGTTCTGTGAAATCCTTGTCTGGATCCACATACCTCACAATGACCTGGTTGTACTTGTTGGCCTTCTGTTCGCCCTGTAAGGTCACATCGCTCAACAGTTCTGTCTCTGATAGGTCATAGGCTGAAGTCAGCGTGGCTGATGTGATATCTGTTTCATTGCCTCCATCCTCAACCTTCAACTTGTATCTGCCCTGTATGAATGGCATAAAAGCCCTGCTACCTGTGAGCAATCTCTTGACATTGTCCAACAGCGTGGCCTTGGTTGATACCACAGCGTTCATAGTCATCGCCTTGCCTGTCTGTCCTGTTGAATAGGTTATCTGTTGGGCACATTTTATGGCCGCTGTCTTGAAAGAATCAGCATTTATCTCTTCCTTGGGTATGGCACAACCCCATCTTGTGTTCATAAGGTAGTCCAGCACACAACTCACAGGATTGTATGAAAATGTCTTTGTCAGTCCAGCATAATCGCTGGCAAGATCAACACCACCTGTGTGATTGATCACATTGTAAACCTTCTTGCCCAAGGTGTCAAACTGGATGCTTGGGATACCACCTGTGTATGGGTTGGCATCTGAATCTTCCTGTGTCTCAATCTTCTTCCATTCATATCTGGCCACACAGTAGGCCACACCTGGCAGGTGCCTTGTCCTGTTGCCCCAACTCTTGGATTCATTGGCCAGACTGCTCTGTGTCTGCGATTCTGTGCCATTGTAGATCTGTATCTTCAACCTGTTGGCGTACCTACCTGAGGTTATTGTGTAGATCTCACCATTGTTGTATTTGTTCCCAGGAGATGGTAGTTCCACATCCTGGATCAACACACGCTTGACACCTTCAATCTCGCCCTCACAGATCACATACACCACATACAGATATTTGTTGCTGTCTCCATTGGTCTCTGCGAATATGATCCTGCCACCCACACGCCTGAATCCATATATCACAGGTATGTCAAGGTTTGTGCCATTCTTTGTGATTTTTACACCATCAGCACTGGCCCCTGGGTCAATGTTGCCCAGGTCAGGTATACTAACATCTGGAACCAATCCACCAAAAACACCACCAATGGCATTGCCCACAGCACTGAACACACTGCTGACTGCCTTGACCACAACATTAACTGCCTTCTTTACTATGTTGACTGCGGCTTCTACTGCTCCACCCATTATAAGATCTCCTTGATGTAGTGATGTCCACAAGGTGTCATCATCCTGTTGAAAAAATTATCTCCATTGTCTATGAATTCTTTGTTGGCTGAGTAATCGCTGTTGAATGCCCTCACTGAGGCACAAAAGAATTCACAATCACAGTCCCTGAACCATTGCTCCGCCGCCACCAATAGGTCCTTGGCTGTGAAACCCTGTCTCTTGCTGGGTGTCACATACAGCATTGTCACCATTCCCTCTGTGACCCCTGTCCAAGGGTTCTCAAAGGCATAGCACACAACATAGCCATCAATCTCTCCACCACGCTCACTGATGAAAACCTTGTATCCATCCATTATGTTGACCTTTTTTACAAACTCTATCAGTTTGTCCCTGTTGAGTTTGCCAATGCCACCTCCCGCCTCAGCGGCGTGATCATAGGCCAGGTCAATACACTGGTTCACATCTGTTGTCTTGAAATCTCTTATCATTATGTCTTCCCCCAAAGTATGTCTTGTACTGTCTGGTGTGCGAATTCCATACTCCTGTCTGATGGGTGTTCCCTCTGGAATGACCCTTCATTGGTCCTCCTACCAGTTGTCTTCTCAAAGTTCGCGAATGTTGATGCTATCTCAAGGCCAATTGTGGCTGTGTTCCTGGCGTCTGTGACTGTGTATCCTGTTATCTTGCCCTTGAAAGTTATGATTGGTGTGCCCACTATTGAATTGTCTGTGGGATTAATGTATGCCACCCTCACTGTGACTGACTTGTTCACATTGTCTGATGTGGCGAATTTTGTTATGTTGGCTGTGTCCAAGGCACTGATGGCCAGGATACAGTTGGTTATCACAAGTTCAGCGTTCTCCTCTACCTCTGTGACAGAGATGAAGTTGCCCTGTGCTTGGTATGTGTTTGAATCATAGGTGATGTCAAATGAGGCGTCTGTGTAATACACTGTGCCTGTTGAAGTCTCAATCTCAACAAGTCCCGCCTTGACCTGGCTTTGGTTGGCAAGGTATGTCTTGAGTGCTGATTCCAGTCCCCTTGCCATCTACAGTTCCTCTATTACATCAATCTCATAGGCCACTGTTCCATTTGTGGCATATTTGAATTCTTGTACATCTCGCTCAAGTGTCATCCTGAAAGGCACATCATCCACTGTGACTGAGGATGTGTCTGTGACATCTTCAAATAGGTTTGGACTGATACCAATTGTGACAGCACCAGCACCATCAGTTGTGGCGTCAGCGGTCACCATATACACTTTGTTGTGTGAGGCGAACCTTACCACATCACCAGCCTTGAGTATGGTTGTTGAATTCTTGTTTGTGGCCAGCACCACAGATGCTGATCCCTGTGAAGTGGCACCATTCACTGTGGCTGTTATGCCAGTTGTGCCTGATGAGTTGTCACTCACAGATGGTAGTTGTATGTCAAAACTGTTCAGTGGACCCTGTGATCTCACTGCCACCGCTTGGATTGGTTTCCAATTGGCCAAGGTCATTGGCGGATACTTCAGTGTGGCAGAGAACCTTGAAGATGCTGTGGACACCCTAATCCTCCTACCTGACTGTGACACTGTCTGCCTTGTGTCAGTTATTGTCTTGAAATTTGTTGTGTTGAAACCAACTGTTGTTGGCCAGTTTCCAATATAAGCCATTATACTATCGCCTTCCTTCCTTGTCTTGTGACGCCTTCATTTATTATTCCTGTTATCACAGCCCTCCTTGATAACAGTAGTTCATCAAACCCTGAGGCATCAACTGTGCTGATGTTGAAATTAATGTTCACATCTCCTGAACCTGTCTCTGTGTCCATTCTGAGTTGGTCATTGGGCACCACTGTGCCTGAATTGTTTGGAACAAAAAGTTCTGGTCCTTGTTCACCCACAATGTAAGGATGGTTTCTCTTGGCTGGACCACCCTCTGCCAGGAATGGTATTCCAATGCTTGATCCACCTGTGAAGAAGGCCAACGCCGCCCTCAATCCAAGTTCAACACCAAGTGCTGAATTCAATCTGTTCTGTTCGCCCCTGATCTGTTTTAGTTTCTCTCTTAGGATGTCAAAAACAAATATCTCAAGACCTATCTGTATGATGCCTGATATCAACTGCCTGAATATGGCCTTGGCCACCTGTCCCAGTGCCTCTGTAAAGTTCTTGGCACCCAGTATGGCATCCGCGAAAGCATCACCAACGCCCCTCTTGAATGTTTCAAATCCCTTGGTCAATAGATCAACACCCTCCTGTACAGGATCAAACTTCTCATACATCTTGTCAAATGTCTCAATGAAAGTGTCTTTAAAGTTCTTGAATGTGACTGTGGCCGCCTTGGTTGTGTTTGAAGTGGATTCAATGGCCTTCTTGAGTTTGTCAGCCTCTTCCTGTGTCTTCTTCAATTCTTTCTGTTTCTCCCTGAGTTGTAGCACAAGGTCATATAATTTTTGACCATACTTGCCAAGCACAACCTCACCTGATTCAATCTTCTCAAGGAATGTTAAATTCATCTCGCCTGAGTTTTCAAGGTCATCATCAAATTCTCCAAATTTGTTTCTGAGACCATTCATCTCAGCCCTTATGTCACCTGCTTCTTTCCTCAATCTTGCCGCGGTACCTTTCATTCCAATCGCTTCTGCGGCTTCTGCCGCCAACTCTTTGGCCCCAGCCAAGGCGTCACCAATGAAGGCATACGCCTCCACAGCATAGTCAACCACATAACCTATGGCCAACACAATTGCCTTGCCTTTTAAACCTAATAATAAAAACCCAATCACACCCAATGACTTGATTGCGGTTGGTAGGCTGTCTGTGGCCCTTAAAATGTTGTTGTATGATTCAGTGAAGAAATGTATCACTGGTTCCATTGCGTCTATGATGTATCCTGAGCCAACAATGGCTGTCTCCGCTGAATTCACTATGCCACCGCCAATACGCTCAGCGGCTTTCTCTATGCTTCCAAATTCTTCTGATAGGGCGTCATTGAGCGTGGCCACTGTTGCTTTTAAAAAATCAAAAGGACCAGCGTCCATCACAAGTGATTGGAAGGTGAACATTTTGTCACCAACCATTGACACCAAACCATCAAAGGTTGAAGCCAATGCCACACTTGCCTGTCCAAACTTGCCATCTGGTCCAAACACCTTCTCAAGTGCTTCCGCTGTCTCTTCCGCTGTGACTGTGACCCCAGCCTTGAAGCCCAATAGGTCCCTGACACCTCTCTCCCTCAAGAGATCAGCGGCAGATATACCAGCACTCAAGGCCCTCTGGATCTGTTCACCAGCGGTCCTGAAGTCAAGTCCTGTGACCGCGGCCACATTACCTGTGAGTTCTAAGTTCTTCCTTAGTTCTTCAGCGTCCTCTGAAACAACAGCAAGTACACCTGATGCCTGTGCTATCTCTTCCAGCGAGAAAGGCACAGTGCCAGCGAATTCCCTTAATTGGTCAAACGCCTTGGCACCCTCCTCCGCTGTTCCAAAAAGGAACTTGAATCTTTGTTGGAGCGTTTCAAGACTCCTCGCCACATTTAGAAAACTCCTACCAACCCTCTGTGCTCCAATGGCCGCGATGGCTCCTGTGGCCAGTTTGGCCGCTGAGCCAAGACCACCCAGGCTGTTCTGTATCCTGATGGTTGAAGCATTCAGTTGGTCAAGTTGCCTGGCACCCTGTACCTGGACCTTGACATTGTAGTTCTCTGTGACCATTTGTCTTTACCTCTTTCTTTGGTTCATAGTCTTCTGGCTCTCTTCCTGTTCAAAAGCCATAAGCCCTGCCCATAATTTTAACTCCAACACAGAAAGTTGTTGTATCTCCTCCAGGCTCTTGTGGAGCCTTGTGGCCAACAACATCAGGAACCTTAACTCTGTGTTGGTTCTGATTCCTTTGCCGCTTCAGCCTGCTCAAGGTTCACTTGGGCGTTGTTCAGCGTTGTGGCTATCCTGGTGAGCACCTTTGGATCTGCCTCATTCAAGAGCATACTCCTGTCAGCCTCCTGAAACATCTTTGACCCATCCTTGTTCCTGGCCTTTGATATGATTGACTGTACCAGGGCTTCAACTATCTCGCCCTTGGCCTGTAATGATATCATCTTGGCCTCATCCTTGAATGAATTGGTCTGTCTGTAGTAGATGTCACAGTCCCATTCTTCCACTGTCATTTTCTTCATCTCGCCACCAATTACTGTGCTGTAATGTTGCTTGATGTTTTTTCTTATATCTGTCATTTAAAAAATCTCCCCTTGTTGGTTCTTGTTGTTTCCCTTGACGCTGGTTTGTAGAAGCCATTTGGTGCCTTCTTACTGTATCCTTTGTCAAGCCTTGCCACATAAGGTTGTTTGTTGGACAATGTGTATGACTGACCAACTCCCTTCCTCTTGTACCAAGAGCGAGCCGCCAACCCTGAACGCTTGGGTGTGAACTTTCTAAGATTAACCAACAGTGTGTTGGCTGTCCTGTCCATAAACACCTCAAAGTTCCTGCCCAGGGTTTGGTTGCCCCTTACAGCATTAAAAATGCCTGTTATCATTTACACACTCGCGTATGTTAATGCTCCTGTGCCTTGGAATGACACAGTGGCTGTGACAGCATCATTTTGGTCTGCTGTCAGGTCATAGCCTGTGATGATTACTTCACCAGTAAATTTCTTTCCTGATACTTCACCACTTGGGTATAACTCAACAGTCGCTGGATCTGATCCAACAGCGGCCGCCAAAGTGTCTTGGGCAGAGTCGCCTGAGTTGAATAGCACATCCATTGTGCCTGTGAATGATGTTTGTCCTGGTAGATATGATTTTGCTTGAGTGCCCATCACTGAAGTCTCAATGATATCTCCCACTTGTGAGATTGAAAATGATCTCACAGAAGCGATAGTTGTAGCAGAGCCTGTCACATCAAACTTTGCCACACCATCTGTTCCTACTATAGTTGCCATAGGTTATTTCTCCTTGTTGGTTGGTTTGATTACTTCCGCTGTGGCTTCTGCTTCTAATATAGTCGCCTTCGCGGGTTCTTCATTGGTTGTTGTTTGGACCTTTTTCACCTTTGTTGGCTTGGGTTTCTCCACCTTGTCTGGTTTTGAAAAAGTCCACCCATCTTTCAAATATTGTTGGACCTTGCGGTTCTCAACAATCTCTGAATTCCCTTGTTTGTCAAATAGTTCTACACTCATTAAGCATTTCCTTTCCTGTAGTGATATGTGATTGTGGCCACAACAGTGACCTCACCAATTGGGGGTTGTCGCTCTATCACCTGTACATTGGTTATCTGTGTGCTCACAATGTGTGTGCCTGTCTCAACTGATGTGATGCTGAGATTTCTCTCAGTCTCAAGTGATTCCTCTATGTTCCTTATGATGTCATTACGCCTGGTGTCTATGCCCTCGCCCCTCACAAAGCATCTGATTGAAACATCCATCACGCCCCTACGCTCATCCATTGATATGTCCTCCCTTGATTCATTGAGAGGCACAACCAGTATGGCTGGGAACTGTGTGATGGCCAACTTCTCAAAATCAAAGAAGTCCCTTGACACCTTGCCAGGTCCTGGGTTGGTCATATTCGCCAACACCTTTTCTAATCTCTTTAAAATATCTTCCCTCGCTGACATTATCTCACCAGTCTGTTAAAATGGACTGGTGTCTTTTCAGCGTCTTGGATCACAGAATCTTGATTGTAGTCATATTTCACACCCTGTCTTAGACAAAGGTCAAATTCCTCTTGGAACCTTTCCTTGTAGTATGTCATCTTCTCCCTGTACACATCTGATTCAGGTGTGAAGGTTGATAGGCGTGGGTATATGTAGTATGCCAAACAGTGGAACACAGCGGCCCTCTTCCATTGCGAATCTACCAACAGGTCAAAATTGATGTTAGCATATGCGGCCCTTGTGATATCATAATCCCTGTATATCGCTCGCGGCCACCACTCAATCTCAATCAATCTATTGATGTCATCATAGGTCTTCTGGTGTAGGTCTTTGAAAGTTGGAATCCCCAGTTCTAAGATGTCTGGTTCATATTCCTTCAGATCTGTGTCTGTAGCATATTGTGCCATTAAATGGTCCTTCCTTGTTTTGTTCCAGTCCTTCTGTGAACAACATTATTTAGTGGAGGCTGGAACTCTTAATGTAGTTGTATAAAAAAAGGGCGATAGTTGCCTACCGCCCTTTGATATACCTGGAGGTTAATCTCTAATCAATATTAGTTGATTGTTGATTCACCTTTTAGTTTAACACCATAAGTGTTTTTTAGGATAGCGTTTCCTCTTGCTGTTGAGCCAACAAATTCTACCGCTCTGGCAGAAACTTGTTCTTGGCTTTTCACAACAATTGGTCTTTTCACTATATGTCCAAAACACATAGGTGAGAAAACCGCTCCAACGCTGTCATTTGCTGAGTCATTAGCAACCGCTGTAGACATAAACATTTTCACATTGTATAATCTACCCATAAATGCTGACTTAGAAAGTAAGTCATTACCTACAGTTGATAAAGCGTTAGCACTTGTTCCAAAACCAGCACCCTGTAAAGAGTTAGCGATGTTGTAAGCAACTGATGGATTGATCACACAGTAGTAATCACCATCCGCGTCTGTTGGGGCGTTGTTGTTTCTTAAAGTGTACACTGCCTGTAATACTTTGGCAGGAGTCACTTCAGCACCACCTGTACCCACTACATTGGTTAAGTTGTCAAAGAAACTGAAAGCGTTGCTGTCAATCTTCTCACCAATTGCGGCACCTAACATCTGACCAATGTCAGCGGCAACATCTCTGTTTGACGCTTCTCTTAATAGGTCTGTTAAGTCTGCTCTGGCACCAATCTCAGCCGCTGTAATTGTCACAGTCGCTGGAGTGATTGATTCAGATGAGGTTAGTGCTGTGCCTTCAGTTAAATCTGAAGCACTGATTTCTGGATACACAGGTATCTGTGCTGTTAATCCAGGTGTTCCAGTCATATCAAAGACTTGGAACAGGTCACCAGCGATTGATCTTTCAGATGCTGTGAAAATTGCCTCTTGTAAGACATTTGTCAACAACGCTGACGCTGATGATGTTGTGTTGTTATATGTAGCCATTATATTTCTCCTCTGGTTCTACAAGTTGTTAGTTTAAATGATCTGTCTATTCTTCTTCAGGCGTTCATTTCTTAATTGCTTATAGATCGCTCTGTGTTCTGAATTGTTCAGATCCAATTTACTGATGTCAACTTGTCCAGTACCTGTGGTTGAAGAAGTATTGCTCTGACTACCTGCTCCTTTGGGTCCTGGTTGAGAGAAATGCGGATTCTTGTCCAACCACTCTTTTACCAGTGTATCAACTGTGTAGGGATCTCCAGTTTCAGTGTATTTCACACCACCTTCTTCCCCAACAACTTCTACTTCACCCTTGTCGCTCAATCTCACATTCTTGGCAAGGAGTTCCTTGACCTGTTCTGGAGATATGGCCTTGTACTTGCTGGCGGCACTGATTATAGCACCATCCACCATTTGGCTTTGTAGTCTCTGTTTGAGTGTATTGATCTCACCATCTTTCTTGGAGACAGTTTCCTTCAACACCTTCTCAAAGTTACCTTTCGCCCTCTCAGCCTCAAGTTGTCTTTCCTCTTCAGCCTTGAGCAATTGGTTATACTTCTCAACATCCACCCCTTCCCATTTCTTCATTGCCTGCTTTTCTGCCTTTACTCTGACAGATGCCATAGCGTTGTTGAACTCTTCCGCGGTGTAGGTTTTTGAACTGGTTGATACAGTTTCCTGAGTGGTTTCTTTGTTTTTAGAGTCTGTTTGTGCTTTGGTCTCAGTTGCCTCTGCTTCAGACTGCTGGATGTTAGTCTCTTCCATTTGAGTGCTTCCTTTCATATTGGAATTGTTTTGTTATTTATACACCTATTTAAGGTATAATGTTATATGATTAAGGAATATTGGTTTAGACTACTTCTTCTTGTAAGACTTCTTACCTTTTTTCTTGTTCATCTTCTTTGCGGCCTTCATTGCTCCCCTGCCCGCTCTTGATCTGTATGTTTTCATCTTGCTTCTCCTTGTTTTGTATGTTGTTCACATATTTACGCTTGGGATCCACAGAGTAAAGTGACAACAGTTCCAACTTCCTGGTGTGTGCCAGGGTCTTGACCTTTTGTAGGGCCTTCCTGGCCATAAAGGCACTGTTCTTTGACTTCAACCTCTTACAGTATTTCCACCAGTAGTAGTAGTCCTTCAAGGCGGCCTCAAGTGCCAGGTGTGCTGGTGTGTCAAACAGTTCTATGTGTGTGATTGTGCCCTTGCCCTTCAATGGTCAAACTCCAGTGTGTGTTGCTCCAATGTCTTGAAACTGTTGTTCCTGTCCAAGAACTTGTAGTCCATATGTGTTGGTTGGAACTCCTCCGCCCAGGCTATCACCTTGTGTATGTCAAAGTCCTTACAACTGTAGATGTCAAGGTTCAACAGTCCTGTCTCATTCCAACTGTGCCACGCTATGTGTGATGTCTCAATTATTGTGGTACCTGACCAACCAATGTTGCCTGGCATATCACACCACGCTGTCATAGGTCCAGCCAAAATCTTCATATCTATCAGATCTACCAAATCCTCCAATTTAGCCTTTAGGTCAAAATCCTTGCCTGGTATGCGTTCACACTCTGCCCTGATCAGCAGGTGCTTGTGATCCAATATCATAGGTAATAGTATTCTGTTGGTCTGGTTTTCATCCTGTTGTAGATTGTGGTGACATCAACTGCCAACTGTTCAGCCGCTGTCTTTATCTTTTTGTATTCTCCATATGGTGTGTGTATTGATCTACAACCAACATCTCTTGGTCCTCGCTTAGGATTCCTGTCATAGGTATGATCAGCATCTTGTAGATTTCCTGTGTTTGTGGTAATATACACATTGTCAGGATGGTATGGACCCTGATCACCATATCTCGCCATCACAAATGAATCACCCTTATAGTGTCTTGGTTGGTTCTTGTCAACACCATTGTCCAACCACCATTGTCTCCATTGTTCAGGAGTGAACTGCCAATCTATGTTCCTGTATTTGGCACTGAACTTGGCGTTGTGATAACATTTCTTCCAATATGTAGATGTGCCTTTCTTGTATGCTTGTCCCATTACAGTTTGAATCCTTTCTCCCAACTCCTCAGGGCCCAATATGCTGGTGATAGTGTTTTCTGTCCCCTGACCTTTTTGAGCACAGCACCCATCCTGGCATTGAAACTTCTACGCCTGGCTGGATCTTTCCTGCCTATGCTCATACCCTTCTGGCCAAAATTGATCTTGTTGATCTTGCCAGTCTGTTTGTTCTTCACAAACACTTTGAATTTTTTAACATCGCCCCTCATAGGCCTGTTCAACTTAACTGTTCTTCCCTGATACTTTGCCATTTCTCTTCATCATCCTTGTTAGTGTTTTCTTTGATTGGTATTTGGCCACCAATTCCCTTGCCTTCAATCTGATCAAAGCATCCTCAAACTGTTTGGTGTGGGTCTTGCCCTCCAACAGCGTGATGTAGTCTGTCATCAGTTCAAACTTCTCCTCCTTCTCTGAGAGGCCAGTGCCGCCATACTCCATCCAGGTGTCAGCCAGTATCTCAGCCTTAAGATCTATTGTCTTCATTTCTGTTTTGCTTTCTTTGTTGCCTTCTCCCAGAAATCAACCAGCGTGTCCACATTGTTCTTTAGTTGTAGTTTCTTCTCAAGGCTCTTGACCTGTAGTTCAAGGTCCTCCACCCTGTGTGATAGTGTGTTGTGGCTAATGATCAGTTCATCATTCTTCTTGACCAACTTGTTGTGTTTGGTCCTGATGTCTGTGACCATAGTCTCAAGGCCAATCAACCAATCATAGGGATTCCAGTCTAAAGGATTTTTGCTCATACTAAGATTATATATTGAAACACAGCAAAATGTCTATGATTTATTGGTTGTTTTGGTCTAAAAGATCCTGCTTGGCCTGATCAATGTCTGCCTGTGTGATCTCTGGGTGTAGGTCCAACATCTGCTGATCAGTGTAGCCATCCATAATCATCTGCTGTATGTGTGGGCTCCTATCAGTGGCTGTGGTTGTTGGGTGTTCAAGTTCAACAGCCTCTCCCTCTTCATTCTCCAAGGCCTCAATCTCATCCTCATCCATAATGATCTCCAGTATCTTCCTGTCAATGGCCTTCTTGACCAATGGATCACTTGGTTGTGTCCTCGCGGCCTTCTCCAATAAGTCCATATCCATTGACTTGTCCCTGATGTGGAATGTGTTTGGGTACATAATGTTACCATCAAATGTCAGTCCCTGCCATTCAGCCCATAATCTCCAGATCTGCTCCTCAGCAAGTTCCATCTGTTTGGCCTTCTCAGAAAGTTTGGAATTCAAGAGTGTGAACTCAGCCACCATCGCGGCACCGCTCATCTGTCTTGTCTCAATGGCCCTCAGTGCCCCCATATGTGCCATCCTGTCAATGCTGTCAATGGTTGCCTGTATTGATTTCAGGATGCCATCAATTGACTGTGAGTTTGGCTGAAGCAAGAAAGGCTTAAGGTTCCCATCCAGTTCAGGTGGCATTGTGATGATTGCCCCAGCACCCGCTGAAGCCTCTGTGTCTGATGTCTTCACCAAAGAAGGGTGGTTCTGTAGTCTGATCAACTGCTCAACCTCTGTGGTCTGGTTGGCTATGTAGGCCTGGGCGTCACAGATGTCTCCAATGAAACTGACACCAATGCCCTTCACAGGTGATCTCTGATCATACACAAACACCGCTGGTATCTTGCCCAGTTCATTTGGTATGATGCTTAGGACCTCCTGTCCACCATCACGCTTGGTTGGTGAATACTTCTCAAGTGTGATGTCTTCTTTGGTGTAAGTTCTGACAAAGTAGTCAGATACCTGCCCATACGCTCTCTGCTCAACCTCAAGCAATTTCAAATAACTCAATTGGTAATGTCCTGATGGTAATCTCTCAAACTGCCAGTCAAGGATGTTTGGTGCTGTGAACAGCGTGGCATATGTCCTGATGCCCTGTGCCAACTCCTCAGCCTTTGTGCCAGCGTTTGATTGTGGTCTGTCCAACAGCACACAACAGTGGCCAGCGATTGTTGAATGTATGTTGACCTCCGCCATAAAGGCGTCCCAACTCCTGCCATCAAGGTCAGCGTCCTTGAGGAATGGTTCCAACTCTGGGTTGTTCTTGATGTTTGCGAAATCCCTCTCAGGCTTCTGCCTGAACAGGAATGAATTCATTGTGTGTGTTATGGCCTTGGCGTGGTTGTCCAATGGTGTTGTGACCAATCTCTGGACATACTCTGATTCTGATTCATACACATACCTTGTGAGGTACTTGCCCATCCTGAACTGATGGCCTCCCATATAAGAATTGTAGAGGAACTGCCACCTCTGATAGTGATTGTGGTATTCTGGATGAACACCTATGAGATCATAAAGGCTTGCGAAGTCTTCAGGATCTTGATTTGTAGTGTATATTTGCTGTGCCATATTATGCTACCTTTACCCCCCAAGTTGTTGGTTGTTGTTGTTGTTCAAAGTCTCTCCTCACTGGTTTCAGGAATGAAACGCCATACCCAAGGGCGTCAAGTATGTGATCATACCCTGTGTCCTTCTCAGGTTGTGATGTGCCTGGTTTGTAGATCTGTCTCTCCAAACTCTTTATCAATTTCTTACATCTTGGATGTATTGAAACACTGGTCTCACCAGCACCATTCATCAATGCTGTGTTCACTGAATTGATCCTGTCCCTGATCGCCATATGTTTGTTGTACATCTTTACTATGAAGCCATTGTTTTGTAATATACTTACATCTGTCCTGCCTCCAGCGGATGTTTTCCTCGCCTTGGCTGATGGATCTGGATACGCGAACACCTTGGCATTGGGGAACTTGGTAAGGATCTCCTGACACATCTCATCTGTGTTTGATCCATACATCTCAATCTCATCAATGATGTAGAAATGGTTGTCCTTGTACACAAAGCACACCGCTGACATAGGATTGACATTAAAGTCCAATGAACAGTGGATGATTTGTTGTGGTCCATCAAATGTGATGTCCTTGATGTGTTTGGCCCTGTCAAAGGCGTAATAGACCACGCCCTCATAGTTTGAAAATTCTGCTTCATACTCAACCCTGTAGGTCCTTGGGTCAAGGTCCCTCTTGGCTTGGTTGAGTTCATCATCATCAACCCATCCACCCTGTGCTGTGGTGTACTGCCAACTCTGCCATTCTGACTCTGTGGTGTCCTGTCCCCTCTGGAAGAAGTCAAACAGTTGGTTTGATCTGCCTTTTGGTGTGCCACACACAAGGACCCTTGCCTTGTGGTCTGACAGCGTTGGTCTCATAACTTCCCAGGCCTTGGGATCTATGTCTTGGAATTCATCCATAATAAGGATGCCTTTGATGTAGAAACCCCTCAGGGCATCTGGGTTCTCTGATCCCCTTAGGCATATCTTTGAGTTGTTCTTCAATGTTATTGTCAATTCTGCTTCATTCACTTTCTTGATCCAGTTGAGTCTGCCCAGTTGTGTCTTGAGTGGTTCCCAGGCCAAGCCCTTGGCGGCCCTGTATGATCCTGTGAGATACCAACACACTGATTCAGGTTCCTTGGCGTGGTATGCCAGTTCCCTGATGGCCAGTGTTGTTTTCCCCCAACGCCTGCCACACGCCAAAACGCGGAATCTTGCCTTTGACTTTGCTACTTCTGATTGTGGTACTGATAATTTCATTAATTTTTCTCCAAGATGATGTCAAATTCACCACCCATTGCTGTGGCCACTGAGCCCATCTTGCCTCTGAGTTCTATGTCTGTCTTTTCACCAAACACCAAAGGCACTGTGTAATTGATGTCAATCTTGTCACCTGCTGATGTCCATTGTCCCTTGACATTGAATATTTCTGAGTCTGTGTTCTGTTTGGCCAACAGTCTCAGCCTTGAATCCCTGTCTTTCTTTTCCACCGTTGCTGTCACTCTATACAGATATGCTCTGTAGTTTCTTGGCACTGTGTACACACACATCAGGGTCTGTCCAGCACCCGCGGACAGGTAAGCCACTGTGGTGTCTGTGGAATCTGCCTGTGTGTGTATGGCATTGATGGTGTCAACATTGACTGTGCCTGTGTTGGCGGTCAACTGTTCCATCCTGTATACCCTTCTGAATTGTTGTGTGCCCCTGGCTCCACCTATGGTGAGTGTTTCTTGGGTGATGTCCCAATTGGCGTCTAATCCTTGAACA